CTGACCCTTTTATGGGTCAGAACAGAACTTTAGATATGTATATTATCAAGGAAGGATTAGAGTCTATGGGTGCCTTGTCTTTCTTTAAAAAGAATAGAATGAAGAAACCTATATTTTTCTGAAGTAACAAAGGTGGAGTTAATGCTAGGTATGCGTATCTTTCTACAGGATTAGACTTATTAGCTTTAATGAGGCATCCTCGTGTCTGGTTCGGTCACGTTTCATTCGCTTGATATCATAGTTTTTACAATTACTTAATAATATTTATATTGTTAAGTATCGTGCTTTCTCCATTTCTTTTTTGAAGCATAGACCTTCATTTAGGTCGTTTAGCTTTAATTAAGGAACTAAGAGGTAAGACACGAATAATTGGAATTACTGATCAATGAAGCCAATGATTGTTACGACCCCTACACGATCTTATATACCGTTTCTTGGGAGAAATCCCTGAAGATGGTACGAAAGACCAGCTTGGTCCAGTCAGATCTATTTTGGAAAAAAGAAGTGGATCCAAGTTCTACTCTCTTGACCTAAGCGCAGCTACTGATCGTCTGCCTGTTCATTTACAGGAAGATATCTTAGAGGCCTTGGGTTTAGGAGGAAGGCTTTGGAAACAAATTCTTGACCGTCCATATTATTATGACGGCATTCCTTATAAATATGCAGTGGGCCAACCTATGGGAGCTTATTCATCTTTTGCTATGCTAGCCCTTACGAATCATTTACTTGTGCACGTTGCTCACCTTAAGGCTTTTAATAAGTCTTTAGCGAAAGACCAGAGTTTATATGCAGTTCTCGGTGATGACATTGTCATTGCCGACAGTGAACTGGCAAAATCCTATAACTACTTTATGAATTATATCTTGGGTGTGGTTATAAACCCCATTAAAGGGTTTGAAGGTAATCTTATAGAGTTTGCAAAGAACTGATTTCATACAAAGGGTCAAAATTTGACTCCTCTGGGATCAAAAAGTTTGATGCGTTCAATAAGAAACCCACTGTTTATAACTGCTGTTTTAACAGACTACAACAAGAAAGATTATAATTCTATTTTACAGTTGGAATTGTCAGTATTAATCAAAATCATGGAGAAGATCTTCGATAAAGAAGAGCTTCAACAATGAAAATGATTATTTAGTATTTTAGGACCCCAGGGTGGTTTCTGAAGACTTGGAAAGGATAACCTTGATGTAAAATCAATGGAAGTTCTATTTCGAGAATTCTTAACTCACGTAGGGGTTCCATTTACTGCTGTGACCGACTTTTATTATTATAAGTTGATCAAGAGCTCATGGACTCCTTTAAGGTCTTTTCGTGACCTCTGGATTAGTTACTGAAAACTCTTTAAATTTTTATTAAGGCCCAATATTTGGTCTAATAGTAAATTTAAAAAGCTTGGTACTGATCCAAAATACACGGCGGTACTGACAACCGCTACAGTATCTGTGATAACAATTCCTCTATTAATCCTAAGCTTCTTACGAGCAGTCAGGTTATGAATCCTTCTCTGGTTAATTTCAGGTTTTGGTTGCCTTTTTGGGTTTCCTTATATAAGTAACTTTGTCATTGGCAAGGTCTTATCCCTGAGAAAT